GTAGATTACAACGGTACCTCGTTCGGTGGTAGCTACACCGTCTAATCCCTAACGATTAGATAGTGTTTGAAGAAGGCTCGGATTTAATCCGAGCCTTTTTTGTATCTCTAGGGTAAATAATATTGATATGACTGAAAAAATCTCAAAACCCGTTGTCACTGCTTATGGGTCCTCCTACGGGATTTATGGCGGTAATCAACTTAAGGATTACAAAAGCCCTAAGGATAAAGATTTAAATAACAAAGACGCTAAGACTGTAAACGAATTTAAAACGTTTAACAGAACGATTAAAGATTACGTATTAGCCAAGCTTGGTCACCCAATCGTTGACGTAGAGCTTGATGATTTCCAGATACAAATTTGCATCGATGAGGCTATTTCTAAGCTAGAGTATCATGCTCCTGATTGGATGACTCAGTATGCTGTTTTTAAAACAGAGCCTGATATTAACGTTTATGAACTTCCTCAAGAGGTTGCAGACAACCTTAACGATGTCTGGTATCGAAGAGACTTCTTCCAGTTTGGTGCGAACCCTGGTTCTCTTGAGTATGATTTCTCTGTTATGTTCTTTACGAATACTGGCTTGTTTAATAATTATAACGTTAGCCAATATTTGCTTATGCAGCAGTACCTGAAACAGGTTAAGAATGTTTTAGGTCAGATGTCTTCGTGGCAGCTTGTTAATAACAAGTTCTTACATATTTTCCCTAAGCCTGAATCTGCTCAAGAGGATGTCATTCTTGAGTTCAGAGCTTTCGACCCAAATACTCTTCACCATGCCTACAAGAGTTGGTTACAGAGGTACACGCTTGCATGTGCTAAAGAAATCTTAGGCGGCATCCGAGGTAAGTATCAAACTCTCCCCGGTCCTGGTGGCGGCACTAGACTCAACGGTGACATCCTGTCCCAGGATGCTGCTAGAGAGAAACAAGCCCTAGTAGAAGAGCTTATGAATGAGATAGAGGCACCACCTCTGTTTGATATCTTCTAATGAGATATAAAGTAAATACACCCCCGACCAACATCCCTGAAGAAAGAGATGCTCGTCTATCGTTATTCAAAAAGAAGAACGATAAGAATCTGTTTAATATGATAGATTCTGAGAATATAAAATTATCGGGATCTAGAATCAAGGTTTACAAATACGTTAAAAGTAATGATATAGACGATATCTACATGGAGTCTCGTCAAAAAACTATTTCACCTGAACCAGTTCTAGTGTGGGGTCACTTTGACCCAAGACCAATTGAGGAGAACCTCTCCCAGTTCGGTGTTGAGATTCAATATGATCAAGTGTTCAACTTTAATAAATCCTACGTTGAGAATTTACTAGGATCCCCTATTGAGATTGGCGATATTCTTGAGCCTGAGTTTCAAGATATAAAGTTTGAAGTATACGAAGTCCAGGAAGATAGCTTTGAAGCTTACGGCGTTTATCACTTATTAGTCCACGCTAAGGTGCTCCGAGATACTCAAGATATTCACAACGAAGATTACTTCGACAGATCTGATAACACAGGGGGGAGAGCTTACTAATGAGTAAAAGTCTAAGGAATCAAGTCTTAGAGATGACCAACGATAAAGTTCGTCCTGTTATCGATAACGTATACAAAGAAAGTCTTAGGGCCATGCTTTTTGAGTTTGGTAACCTTCACTACATTGACGGTAACTCTAATAAGATAAAAGTAAAATGTATTTACGGTAACCCTGAACGTATAGCGGGCAGATTGAAAGCCGATAACACTTTAATATTGCCAATGGTCACTATTGTTGAGACTCAAACTTTAAACGATGATGCTCGCAGAAGGTATAACCCTGTTCTTCTCCATGAGAAACATTGGGACAGTGAGAAGCGTAGAGCAACTAGGGTTCTTAGCTTATCGCCTAGACCTCTAACCATCTCTTACGAGATCAACATATGGTGTAAGTATAAAGCGGATCTGGATATGTTGAGAGCAACCGTATTCTCCAAGTTCAATCCCGATATCCAGCTAACAACTGAGCAATCAAATTTAAATAAAGTGTTCTTAGAGGGCGAGAGTGATATAGGGTCTGTATCCGTTCAAGACAGTCAGGATCGAGTATTGCAGAAGACTATCAGAGTCAACCTAGAAACTTATGTTGAGAATCCTAAATTCGCCATAACCAATACAGGTGAGATATCAGACTTCAATTTCAACACTACCATTACAGGATAAACTTAACTCAATTTATACCTCTTTGATAGTAAATATAGTAGGAGCTTTAATATGAAAGTTGTAAAAAACACAAGTATGCAGGGTATTTATGTCGCGTTTGAAACGCCTGAGGGTCCTACTCAAAGGTTCGTAGCCTCTAAAGCCAGCATCCGAGTTCCTGATTCCTGGGGTGGAAGAGCACCCGACAATATGGTTAGGAGGAGAATGCTGAAGATTACGCATGTTGCAGATGCTCCTGCGCCTACTCCTACACCTAAATCCTCTAAATCCTCTAAAAACTTAAATAAGAAGAGTAATTAATCATGGCATTACCTACCAGTCCTTCCATCGTAGTTCTTGAGAATGATGTATCTATCTACACTCCCAACATCAATTCTAGTGTAGTGGGCATTGTGGGCTTTGCTGATAAGGGTCCGACCGACAAGGCCACACTTATTACAAGCCAAGCGAACCTCCTTAAAACGTTTGGTAAGCCTAACTCTGCTGCTCCTGGCCAAGGTTTGGAAGGTGCTCTTGAGATCCTTGAGGCTACAAACCAGCTTTACTTTGTTCGTGCGGCGGGCTCGGGTAAACTGTCTGCTAGTGCTAACATCGACCTTGGGGTTGCACCAGCCTTTGCCGTCTCCGGCAACTGGAATCCTACTCATGCTTCCTCAATTTACTACAGCGTGACAGATAACACCGGGACCTTTAAAACCAGTGGCACTGTTGTTGTGCCAGCCTCTTCGACCACATTTAAGACGAAGCAAGCAGTTCTCTTCAATTCTTTTGATCCAAGCCTTTTGGATGATCAACCGGTTTACGCTGGTGTTGATGGTGCTACATTATTCTTAGCTTCCAAGTTTGCTGGGTCTGGTGCCACACTACAACTCTCCAGCACAGGGGCTGACGCCGCTGACCTTGGGTTCAGGTTTAACCCACTTAAGGCTGACGGCACTGTCTCGGCCATAGCTGCCGGTGGTGGTAAGGCTAATTACACGCATACCGGTTTGACGGTTTCTAGTGTAGATCTTAAGGCCTACAGCCTTTACCCTGGTACGGGTTACAACTTGAGTGCTCTTAGAGATGGCTCTACACAGGGCATTTCAGTCGAAGTTGCTAACAAGTCGGTTAAGGATCAACTTGTAGTTAACAGCGAGGGCGCTCAAGCTGAGAGCTTCCTTGGATCCTTGGTCGCATCTGCAAACGACTTCTTTGAGTTTGTCCTTCAAAATGATGAACTCAACGCTCAATCGGATTACGTTTATGTTAACGCTGTAAGCAGCAATGGTGACGATTACGCTGGGTTCCCCGACTTAATCAGTTCTAAAACAACTTCAGTCCTTGATGTCAACGGTGCTGTTAATGTTCAACCTAGATTCGTAAAGCTCATCGAAGGCACATATGAATTAGCGGGTGGTGATAGTGGTTACACTACAACAAGTGTTGACGGTGTTGTTGACCAACCAGATTCAACCTCTGAAACTGCGCTTATCGGAACTGCTACGGCTAAGACGGGCATTCACGCTCTTGATGATGATTCCCTGAACATCTCAATTGCTGTTGTTCCTGGTGTGACTGATGATAATGTTCAAAACGAACTTATCACCTTAGCTGAAACTTCAAAGAACTTCTTAGCTCTGATCTCTCCTCCTTACGCGATTGGATCTGTTCAAGATGCGATTGACTGGTTGAACGGTAAGGGTATTAGAACAGCGGCTGTCAACTCCTCGTATGCAGCGGCATACTGGCCTTGGGTTCAGGTCTTCAACTCTTTTGCTGGTGGCGAAGAGTGGTATGATCCTGCGATCTTTGCGGCTCGTCAATGTGTCTTCACTGATGCTGTTGCGGAGCCGTGGTTCGCTCCTGCTGGTCTGAATAGAGGTCGTCTGACCAAGCCTACAGATACCGAGCAAGCGGTCAACCAGGGCGATAGAAATACGCTCTACTCGAACGCGATCAACCCGATTAAGAAAGATCCGGTGGGCGGTATCGTGATCTTCGGTCAGAAGACAACGCAAAGAACTCCTACTGCTTTGGATAGAGTCAACGTTAGAAGGCTCATGATCTTTGTTAGAAAGACGCTCCTGGCTCTGGGCCAGCCGTTCCAGTTCGAGCCTAACGATCAGTTCACCTGGGAGTTAGTTGAAAACGCTCTGACTCCGTTCATCAGCGATCTTATTGCTAGAAGAGCAATTGTTGAGGGCGCGGTGAAGTGTGATTCCACGACCAACACTCCCCTGAGAGTAGATAGAAACGAGCTTTGGTGCTCGGTAAGTATTAAACCGACTAAGGTTGCTGAAACAGTTGTGTTCGAAGTAAACCTTACGAGTCAGTCGGCAACCATTAGTTAATAATCATGCCAAGTTTTTACAAAGAAAATAGAGAGTTTACCGCAGGCACTCAGCTTCCTAAGATCTCTACGGATATTGATTCCGTAAGAGCTTATCAGTTTGAGGTCAGATTCACGGGTCTCCCTCCATCGTTCCCCGCAGAGGGCGATAACCTCACCCTGGCTGCGAAGCAAGTCTCCCCCATCAATGTTACGGTTGATCCGATTGTTATGGATCGTGTAAACGATAAGCTTTACTACCCTGGCAAGTTCAGCCCAGAGCCTGTAACGATCACGTTCGACAACCTGTATGTTCAGCAGTCCTCCCCTGCGCTGTGGAACTGGTTTAAGAGCATCTATGATCCGGTTACAGGTGATGCGACACAGTTCTCCGCTCCTGGTGCTGCTGGTACGGGTGCATTCAAGGCTCAAAAGCTGACTGTTGTTGAGCTTGATAACACTCAAGAGCCTCATGCGAACATTGAGCTTTACGGTGTTTTCCCAATGGGTGTTAGGTTCTCGGAGAAGAACTACTCGACAAACGAGTTCTCGACGATTGAAGTTACATTCCGATACGACTTCGCTGACTACTTCAGACGAGGATAGTAATACCTCTATTACAAATTCGGATAGCCTTCTCTCTAAATAAGAGAGAAGGCTATTTGTCTATTATAAGTTATGGATAAAAACGATTTACTTAAGAGATTCAGCAAGGTTCATAACAGAGCCCTACAGTCTTTAAATGAGATTATAGAAGATCCCACTGAGGCTATAGAGCAGAGAACTAAGGACGCAGGAGGTCTCTTGAAAAATGCTCCCTGGACTCCCTTAAACCCTAATAATCCTCAAGGCACACAGACCGCTCAAGTTGGGCAGGGAACTGTCAACTGGAATCCTAACAACAATAAGGTCAGCAACAACAGTGGAGAAGGCTTATATGATCCAAATTCTGGGACAGTCTCTCCGATACCTGGAAAAAGCGAAAAAAGGTTTAAATCTTTCATATCTAGCATTGTGCCTTATGAATCACCAAGCGACTTTAAGAAACCAGAAACGCCAGACGAAAAAATAGAACTTGACCCAATTGAATTCTTTAATCAGACAGGTATCAAGCTTCCAAACTACACTGAGTCCGAGGTAAATCAAGCAACTAGAGGTAGTAGAAAGCAGGCAGCGTTGCCGGGAGCGACAGCCGCTAGAAACTTAGTTAAGTTTACGCCGCCTAAAGAAAGAGATAAACCTTCAATCAAAAAAGCAATAGCTTCCATATCTCAATCTTTTTTAAATATGTCTAGAATGTTGGAGGGAAGCACTCTTATTGCATTCATCCGAGGAGAATCCAATAAGTCTTTTGAATATAAAATATCTAACAAGTCTTTCACACTAAGAACCGACAAAACAGGAAAGCTCATAAAACAGGATGCTAAACCTGCTGTGCAGATTAGAAAAAGAGCGGTTGATTTAGTTGAAAATCTCGTTAACTTAGCAACGGGAGGAAGATCCGGCTCAAAGAAATGTAGAGACCTTGATAAGTTTGCAATGTCTGGGGACAATCTTCTTATCTTTACAGAAGGAAGAGCTACAGGAACAGGATCTGGAGATGTGAATGGATTATCTATTGAAGATAGTCCTGGAACATTTAGAAAACTTTATGAGAGGGCTGCTGAGAAGTGTGGTAAAGATACAGAAATGTCTAGAGTAACAAGTCTTGGCACAGATAAAACCGGAGGAGATAACGCAAACAGAGGTTTTAGTTTTGAAGAGGTTCCTTATCTTTTAGACCTAAAGCAAAAAATGAGTGAGCCAGGGGCTGATGTTGAATGCTTAAAAGATAAGTACAAGGGAGCTATTAATTCCTTAAAGAAGAAGGTAGGGAAGCTGAATGAGGCTAGAGAAGGGTATGTTCAAGATTACGATAAGACTGCGGTTGATCTTGAAACTCTAGCTATGGGTGAGATGGCAAATCAACTCGTCGAAGATTTCTCGGGCGAGGGTGAAGATTCTTCTGCTCGTATTACCGAAGCCATGGTTCCCTTTGGTTCTAAGATTAGTGAGAGAGGTTCCATAATGTCATTGCCAGCAGGAACTGAGACAGGTCAAGGAAAGAGGCAAGACGTTCTAGAAGTGTTTGAGGATTGTGATAAGGCTGAAGAGTCTTTGAAGAAAGGTAATAATAATGGTGCTACACCCAGGAAGATGAAGATAAGTGAGTTATCAAAGTCTCAACAGGGTGTAATGAAGTGCTTAGTTTCTTCGGAGCCTAGTGCGGGAAAACCAATTAAGGGTGACGAAGGGAAGGAGGGAGATGCCGAGATTTGTGTTATAAAGACCAGTTTGAAAAACTATATGAATATGGATAAAGGCATAACTTATGGAACTCAAACAATGGAAAGCCAGAGAACTTTTGCATTTGCTCGGGATCAACTAGCGAATCTGGAGGGGGAACGCGAAAAGTATCAAGCATCTCTTGAAGAAGCAAAAAATAGAAATTTAAGAGATAGGAAGGAAGTTAAATCTGAGCTAGAGTCTGCTCAAAGGCAGGTCACTAGATCTAAAAATTCTGAAATTTTTATTCAGGATGCTGAAAAAACAATTGAGGAGCTTACAAAGTTTAGATCTGAATACCCTGAAGGAGAAGATGGTGATAAAGAATTCCGAAAAGCTCTTAAGAAGGAATACACCCCTACACAGCTTAAAAACTTTTTAAGCGGAGAGACTGAAAAAGCCATTGAGACCGCTAGAAAAGATTTAGATCCTGAGAAGTTCAAAGAAAACACTGAAAAAGTAGCAGAACTCGAACAAGAATCTTTGAGAATTGGTGCGAACGATAGTTCAATCCAAGAAGCTGAAAGAGCGATTGAAAAGCTTGATAAGTTTATAGGAATGACCAGACAGTCCGTGCAACAACAAGATGACATTCAGAGAATTTTAGGATTTGATAACACTGCTATGGATGACGCCATGGATTACTACAAGGAAGGCGTCAGAGCTAGAGATAAAATCCTAATGCTGCCTAGGACTGCTGATGTTCAAGGGCCGGATGGTAAAGAAGTAGAGGGTTATCCTGCTAGAAAAAGAATGGCGGAGGTTGCTCTTGAGACAGCTAAAGAAGCTGGAGTATCGGAGGACGATCCCTCTTTCACGTATTTACAAGATTTATTTAAAGCTTCTGAGGAAGATGGTGATGATGTTGGAGTAAGTGATCAGTTGGTTCAAAAGCTCGCCAACGCTGCTGAGACGGCTCAGTTACGAAGAGATTTGAATAGCTCAGATCCTTCTGTTAGAGAAAAAGCAAAAAATGGTTTTATGTTGAGGGTCATGACAACAGGTGGTGATGCTTCTGATGAGTTAGGACTTGAGGCAAGAGTCTTAAATGCCAGAAAGGTGTATGGGTTCAAACACAATAAACCAATTAAAGAATGTTTCGATGACTTTAATGTTGAGGTTGGGGACCCGCCTTCAGGGAGGGTTAGAATATTCCACCCAAGCATTGAAGGAGGCCATCTTGATTATCAATTGAATGGTAATAGTGCTGAACTACACGTAGGAAAGAAAGTGGTTGAAGCTTCAAATGAATACGAAGACACGAATGTCGCCTCTCCTAGGGAGAATTATTCAATACAAATTTCAACTGCTCTGGATAAGCTTCAAGAGGCTTTAGGCATCATCAAGAAAAAAGTAAGAGTCTTCAACACAAACTAAGTCACATAACCTATACATCGCAATCTCAACATCTCCTGCTGATCCCGTGAAGTGTGGCCCAGAGACTGGTAGAGTGAGGTCATTAGTTATAGCTATAGGCTCTCTACGATTCTGACCAATGAACAGTAAAAACTTTCTAGAGGATTTCTTAGAATCTCGATGAGCCTGAGCTATCATTTTTGAAATTGTTGATTTAGGATTTAATAAATCACTTACTTGTTCTTCATTATATCCTTTCTTACATTCAATGATGTATTTAAAGTTTTGAGGAGTAATTAAGTCTCCATAGATCTTTAAGTATTCAGGTAATGTATGAGTTGTAGCAAATGCACCTGATCCAGGAGTCCTACAAAACTCTTTAGTATCGAACCTATCGTTCAGAGTCTTGGCGATCTTGTTCTCAAACCTGTTACCCTTAGCTCTAGAGTTAACTTTCTTCTTCTTTCTCAATGGTGACACATCAAAATCGTCTTTCATATTTGATCCTTTAGGCTATAATAGACCTATGGACACAGTATCATTTTCACTGGACGATGCTAAATTTAAACTAACCGAAAGAAGTAGAGGACGTATGAAGATTCAAATTAAGTTTTCAAAGGAAGAAGCAGAAGGGTTTAAGAACTTCTGTAAGATTAAGCCGGAACAGCTTGAAGATGAGACATTCTATAAGCAGATCTTTTTTGCCGGTTGTAATGCGATGACTGAGCAGATTCAACAAATGATTGAAGAGCATCAGAAGCAACAACAAGAAGGCGAAGGTCAAGAGCAAAAGGCTGAAGTATCTGAATGGCCGAAGAAAGATGAGCAAGAAGAAGAATAATTTCGTTAGTGTTCCCATCAAGAACTCTAAGCACTTGGAGTCTGTGGTCTCCTCCAGTATCGAGTCTAAGAAGACTTCTTACTACTTGATCACCAACCAATGGGATAAGCCCTGTCAGTTCTTTAACGATAGGCTTCCTGTGGATGGCACTACAGAACTTCATGTTGTTGATATCTTTCGAGTCCCTAATTGCTTAGACCTTATTAAGTCGTGCATTAAGGGGCATCGTGAGACTGTCTCGACCTCATGCCTTTCAAGGTATGATCAACTTCCCATGCTTGTGGTAATTCACAAGTCATTCCCCCGCGTAGTCTCTTACAACGGATCGGTCGGAGCGGAACTAGGCATATAGTTCCCGCTCTTATGACACTTATAGGCTTCTAATTTCTCTGAATATCTCTTGTTCTTTGAATACAGAAGCCTTAAGTTGTTTAGAATCACGGTCGTAAAGTAGTTGAAGGCTTGCCCTGATTCACGTTCAAAGTTCTTTAACACTTTGAGAATCAGTAAGAAGCATTCTTGTTTAGCTTCTTCGTGATCTACATTAAACTTGAAGGACATGATCAAACGGTCAATGAGAAGGTCGAACATGGCGAACAGTTCCTCTTCTCTATCCTTGCTGCCAGTCTTGAAGAGTTGAATCAACTCCTCAAATTTGGTGTTGTCAATATAATTCGCCATTAACTATGATAGTCTTATGCCACAACTAAGTTTCCAGAGCGTCAACCCCAAGTGTGAGGGGTGCCCTGCATTGACCATGCAGATTCCTAGACACACGATCCTGGACTACGAGTATGCAGACTCCCCAGTAGACATCTTATTTATCTCGGACTCGGCCAAGATGTTTGAAGGTCAGTATGAGGCATTCAGACCCCAAGAGGAGGACATTATCTCTAGGGAGTTACTGAGGCTTGAGCAAGAGTTCTCCTTTGCATTTACCACTGCTGTGAAGTGTCCAACGATCACTTCGGACAACTTATCCACTGGCATTAAGAAGGCTTGCAAAGCTCACCTCCACGACACCATCGATCACTTCAAGCCTACGATGGTGTTTGCCTGTGGAAAGGTTGCGACTACCGTCTTGTATGGTAAAGCCCGAGATGATAGCAAGGTTCGAGGTAAATGTGACACCATGGTTACCGAGGCAGGGACAGAGTTCAAGGTAGTGCCTATTATGCACCCATTCCAGGTCCTAGCAGAGCCTAAGAACGCTTATCTTTTCCGAACCGACCTGGAGAACGCTGTAAATAATGAGCTTTTAGGGAAGGCCACAGAGGCTCGTGTTCCCTATACTTTAGCCACTACTTCTGAGGATCTCGATCAGAGCTTTATCGATACTGAGTTGGATGTCGCTGTAGACATTGAGACCACAGGTCTTAACTTCCTGCAAGATACGATCCATACCGTCTCTATGACCCTGGTCAACCGTGATACGGGAGAGCTTGGAAAGACTCTGGTCCTACCTATTGATCACAAGGATGCTAAACTGAGCTACAGGATCAAGGGACAGTTTATGAAGTTTGTCTGCGATGTGATGCGTAATCGGAAGAACCGAAAGGTCTTGCAGAACGCAGGCTTTGACCTTAAGTTCTTGAAGCGGTATGGCGTGGAGGATGTGTATAATATCTTCGACACAAAACTCCTACAACACCTTTATAAAGAGGATGTGCCGAAGTCTTTGGCTGATCTTGTTTACTACTATTTTCCCGACGAGAAGTTCTAATGCTTACAGTTGAAGGTAAGAAATTTGATTGGAAGAACATTCCACTCATTCAATGTGCTGATGGTAACGCTAAGGATACCTACGCCACCGCAAAGGTCTACGCGAAGCTTCTTGATGAAGTTCGTCAGAAGAAACTAGAGAAGCTGTATGAGAAGTTAATCGCTCCTCTCACCGTTGCATTCTTCAACATGGAATACGAAGGTCTTCTGATCGATGAAGATAAGATGAATGAGTTGGATGTTCAGTTGCAAGAGAAGATTAAGCTTGCAGACACCGCACTTCGTGAGGCTGCTGGTCTTGAGGATGGAGCCAACCTTAACTCAACCAGTCAACTTGTGAAGATCATCTACTCTTTCGAGAAAGATGAGAAAGGTGAGTGGATTCAGGTTGAAGACTTTGGCCTTGGGCTGTATCCTTTCGAGTTCACTAAGAAGGGTGCTCCCTCCACTAATGAAGAGACACTCTCCAAAGTAAAGTCCATGGTCGAAGAAGAGTTCACAGCTAGAGGTTTGAAGATTGAATAACGACGAAGTAAACATTGCTAAGGCAGTCCTCAACAACATGACAGACGATCAGTTGAAGTCTGCCAAGAGATTCTTTGATCGCTTCTCTGAATACAAGAAGCTAACCAAACTACACTCCGTTTACATTGAGGGTGCTAGAACCGCTTTGGGTAATACTGGCAACAGTCGCATGTATGTAAAGTACAACATCGACGGCACTGTTACCGGACGTATCTCCAACTCGGGTGCGAACGTTGGGCGTAAGAAGACTGATAAGATTGGTGTCTCGTTCCACACACTTCCTCGCGAGTCTCTGGATGTGAACATTCGTGATTATGTTGTCGCGCCTAAGGGTCACGACTTCATCACGATCGACATGAAGGCGATGGAGCTACGAGTCCTTGCTCATGTTGCTAACGAGAAGAACATGATTCATGCCTTCAAGTCTGGGGTGGACCTTCACAGTTACTCTGCGGGGCTCACCTTCAACAAGGATCCCAAGGATGTGAGCAAACTTGAGCGTCAGATCGCAAAGGAAGTTAGCTTCTTGACGGTGTATGGTGGCACTGCATACACACTTGCATCAAAGCGTAATATTCCTGAGGAGAGAGCGGAGGAGATCATTAGTAGTTGGATGGGAGCTTTCCCTGGTGTGGGCACTTACATGCAGACCATCGATGACTACGTAAAGCAATTTGGGTATGCTAAGACGATCTTTGGACGTTATCGCCACCTCCCTAATATCCGTTCACCATTCAAGGGTGTTCGTCGAGAGGCTTTCCGTCAAGGTCTCAACTTCACGATTCAATCTGCTGCAAGTGACATTCTTCTCTGCGGCATGTTAGGTGTGATTGAGAAGCTCAAGAATTACGATGCAAAGGTAGTGGCTACCGTTCACGACTCCATTGAGTTGATCGCGCCCAAGAATGAGACTAGGCGCGTAGTTGAGATCGTCAAGGATGAGCTTGAGAATTACTACTATCTTCGTGAGAACTTCGGCATCAACCTTAAGGTCCCTCTCGGCGTGGACATCGAGGTGGGTTCGAGTTTCGGTAATGGCGTAGAATATGAACTCTAAAGAGTGCCTCAGCTAGCCTATATAAAGTAGCGATGCTAGGCCCTCAGTGTTTTTTCAACATCGCATTGGATTAATTTTCAGTGTGTAGACTCAGGAGGTGATCTTAGTCCGCACTGAGAGCCTAGCACTTTTTAATAGCCCAGGTAATCCCTCACACCTAACCATTTGTAAGCAGTGCTCCGAGGCTGCATCTGCCACTCAAACAGGCCAAAGGAACCATATTTACCATAATCACCTGTGAGCCTGTAAAGTATAAATAGTTCACCACCCTCAATGAACCAGTTGTCTAGATCATTGTAGTATAGTTGTCGCATACCGGGATCTCGGTTAGCTGCTACAAATAAATTGGTTAGTGTTTGATTGTTTTGTGCTGCACCCACTCCTACAAGGTGTTGACCGCCTTCATATGCGAGCAACTGCAAACCCCTTTGCTGTGCATTGATTGCATTTTGTCGAGTGTAAACTCTGTGATTATTCACAAGATTGATCTGGCAAAGGGATAATAGGTAAGGGATAGAGAATGTAGGGGCTGTTGGTGTTATACTGAGGTTCCCAAACCCACCCCCAAAGTAGGGAGCAACTGCAAAAGCATCAGCATTCTGATAAGCGTTCTGCCAGTCCATAATTTGATTATTCACCCACGGGTTAACACTCTGACCAGCCAACACACGCACAAGATTCCTTGTGCCTACTTGATTGTAAAAGCTGGAGAACAGATTGAATACTTCGACTGATCTTTGTGAGTAGTAAAGCCACCCAGCGTGCCAAGAGGTAGGGTGTAAACCTAATGCTAATCCTTGAGTTTGAGCATACTGAGTTTGTTGAAACTGACTATTCCAAACTTCATTACTATACTCCAAGTAAACTGTTAGGTCGGGGTCAAGCGCAATGCGACACAGTAAGCCTAAGTATTGCACGTAAAGATCGTCAGCCATATGAGGCACACAGATCCACATATTCTTACGTGTTTTATTGCACAGGTCAATCATGTAGAGCGGGTGAACTCCTTGCTCAGTAGCCTGTGTGTAGTTAAAGAAGTTTGTAGCGTCAGTCCATGTGATACACGGGCTGTTGTTAGTCCTACCCCAGTTCATGAATCTGATTGTATCAAAGGCGTCTAAGCTTCTTAGGAAGTTGGGGTGGAATATCCTACTTGAATTATCAAAGCCAGGAAGGTATACCTTTATGTTTTCAATAGGCTGAACGATGTCTGTAATTCTGATCGTAAAAAGCCCATCGCTCGGCACCTGTAGATTAATTTTAATGTGACCTTGCGACTGTTCGAGAATCGTTAAAGATCCATTACCTCCTGCTCTAGGCTCAACGGTACCAACACCATCGTATCGTATGTTGTAGATGCCGTCAGGGTGGTTAGGAGAGCCATCCGCGAATACGATGGACTCTATCCATTGATTAGATTGAAGG